TGCTTATCCACTTCGTCGTTTTCAGTAGCCTGTCTTAATTGTTGTTTAGCGGCTTCTGTTTCTGTGGTAATCCTGTTCGCAAACTCCACAATGTAGTTTCCATCTAACGCGGAATTTCTTGTTTTTAGTTTTGTGTTCTCTGTTTTTACGTTTTGTGCATATTCTGTAGCGGCTTTCTCTCTTCGTTCAGCCTCTCTTAGTTTCCCGGTTAATTTGTTAATCCGGGTTTTAACGCTTTTACTGTAGCTTTCAAGCTCATCGGGTTTTTCTTGCTCTGCCTCTATGACCTTTACTTGGGGTGTTTGTTCTTCTTCCTTAACCGTTTCTTGTTCGACTTCGGTTATTATGGCTCCTTCTTGGGGCAGTTCGACGTCGACGGCAGGGCCGGAAACATCCAGGTCCACCATTTTTTCTTCGTCTGTTTTAGTTAGTTCTTGTGCTGGCATGATTTAATCCTCATGTTAATAATTATGCAGAATTGCTTCTGGGTCGGTTACTTTCGCAATGATTTCGTCATCGTTCAATATTTTGACTTCTCCGCCTTCTATTTCAAAGCGAGAGCCGGCATATCGTCCGAACAAAACCCAATCCCCGGCTTCACACCAAGGACCTGTTGGAAATTTGTTTTCGTCTTGATAAGCGAGTTCACCTGTTTTTAACACATAACCGAGGACCGTGGCTATTTGTTGCCGTTCCACGGTTTTCTCTGTTAAGTATATGCCTCCCTCTGTGCGGGCTTGGCCGCGGTAGGGAAGAATAAGGATACGCCAACCGGTGGGTTCAGGAAGCTGGCTTAATAGATCAGAAGACAGCTTTTCCGGATTAAGTTTTTCCTCATCCGTCTTCTTGTTGCCAACTTTTTCATAGGCTTTTTGTAAAGGGGCCTTATTGGCCTCTTCCTGCGCCCACTTTTGTTCAAGGGCGGAATTTGCGTCACTCACAGGTTTAGTCTCCTTGTTTATCTAGTAACGTGTTTATCTCGGTCTTCACATAAGCCAAGGCTTCTGTTTGTCCGGTCAAGTGTCGATAATGCTCCCAGTTCTTAACTTCACCGTTAAGCATCATCATTTTTACTCGTTCTTGTTTCTCTTCAACTATTTTTAATAGTTTATAAGCAAAATCTACCGTGTCAATAGTTTCTCTCCTTTATCCACTATATGTGTTGAAAAAATCGGGATATATTGGGCCCTTTTCTTCTTTTCTTAGTGGGTCCTTGTGCGGGGGCAAAGGAAAGGGTTCTGGAACAGGATCAAAGTATCTTGGGTCTATTCCGGAAGGGTATAGACCGGATTGAGCTGTTATTGGAATATCGTAGTTATAAGCTGAAGCGTCCCCTAAATCTAGTCCGCTTATTCCAGATTGAGCTGCTCCCGTTGACACGCCTCCGCTAAAAGGGGTTGTCCCTCCAAACTGTTCAGGGCCCATCATATCGTAAGGGCTCACCGATCCGTATGGGCTTGTATAATCCGTATAGGGCGTATAACTGGTTGGAATCGTGTAATTAGGTGCTGGCACTGGTTCAGTAGGTGTTGTCTCGCCACCGCCTGTTTCGCCACCGCCACCGGTCGCTTGCAGAGCTGCGGCTATTGCAGAGCTAATTGCTCCGCCTTCACCTAAAGCAGCGTCCAATGCCGCTTGTACTGAAGAATCCACGCCTTCTTGTCCTAAGTATCCTGACTCTGCCATCAAAGCATTGATCTGATCTGCTGTCATATAACCTGAATCCAATAGTGCTTGAATATCTTCCATAGACAAACCTTCTCCGGTTTGTCCTGTTTGAGAGGCTGCGATTGCATCCGTGATCATTTGTTGAATAGTGGCTGGGTCTACGGCCCCCTCTGTAGCCGCCACTATCATGTCTTGTATTTGTTCTGGTGTTAAGCCGTCAGCGATGCCTTGGGCAATCATTTCTTGTATTTCGGCTTCGGTCAATCCGCCCAGGGACGCAAGAGTGGCTTGTGCATCAGCGATCATTTGTTGAATAGTAGCTGAGTCTACGACTCCGCCTGTAGCGTCAGCAACCATCTGTTGTATTTGTTCTGGAGTTAAGCCGTCTTTGAGGGCTTGAGTAATCATTTCTCTTATTTCGGCTTCGGTCAATCCACCCAGGGACGCAAGAGTGGCCTGTGCCTCTGTGATCAGAGCTTGTATTTGTTCTGAGGTTAGGGTTCCGCCTGTAGCGTTAGCAATCATTTCTTGTATTTGTTCCGGTGTCAAACCATCTTTAATGGCTTGTTGAATCATGTCTCTTATTTCGGTTTCGGTCAATCCGCCTAGCTCTCCAAGACTGGCTTGAGAATCAGCGATCATTTGTGCAATAACGGCTGGGTCCATACCACCGGCATATTGTTCGATCATAGTCTGTATTTCTGCTGGAGTTAAGCCGTTAGCAAGCCCGGCATCAATCATGTCTTGTATTTGCTCTGTGGTGAGTATGCTTTTTTGTGTTTCCTCTTGAGCGGCAGCGACCGCTTGCTCAATTGCAGAATTTATATCGGCATCGCTCATACTGTCGCCCATGACAGTTTTAATCATGTCTCTAATCTGATCCTCGGTCATGCCTTGAAGCTGCGCGTTAGCAATCATTTGTTGGAGCACGTCTTCAGTAACATATTGAGATATGTCATAATCCTTTGTGAAGCTTGTCTTGAAGTCGTCGCCCCATAGTTTCATGGCGTCGCCTATTTGATCATCTATGTTAAAATCTTGCAAAGCCGCTAGAATAGATGCGTCTACATCCCCTAGTTGAGCATAATCACCTAAACCAAGGTTCCCCAAAGCTGTTTCAATAGCTGTATCTACATCCTCTTTTTGAGTATAGCCGCCCATAAGTGATTGAAGATAAGGAGATTCTCCCATTTGTTGAAGAATAGGGTCTAAGTATTCTTGTTTTAACGTGCCATCTGGGTTGAACCATTCTGTTTCCGTTGGAGTAGTTGCAGGTAAGTTTGGGTCTGTCTGCGGGTTATCCGGTCTGTCTGGTTCCGCAGGTGTTTTATTATGCGACAGTACAGGTACAGGGTTTTCTTCGGTGCCGCCTCGTAGCATATAGGTTTCCGCTTTATCAACTGAGAGACTGATAACAGGACCGTCGGGAAAAGACTTTTTGCTATCAACAACTAGCTCACCAATTACATCCCCTTTTTCTAAATCTATTACTTTTACAAAACCTTTGTCTTTTACAAAATAAGGGTGGCTATAGGAGGAAACAATACTGTCGCCCTCTTCAAAAAAGACCTCACATCTTGGAGAACCTTCAACTCTCTCTACTCGCGTTACTTTTTGGGTGTCTTCTGAAGTTGCTACTTCGTCACCTACTTTAAGGTCTCCGGCTAGTATCCAATCATTATTTGCCAACTGTATGTGTTCTTCGGGTCGAGCACATTGTTCCCACTCTTGTAGGAACTTCCACATAGAATAGTCCTCAAAACCAGGGTCCCCTAGCTGTGGTGGGTTTGCCAACCACGCATTTATTTGTTCAGTTGTAAACTGTTCTGTTCCGGCGTATGGAGGTTTCTCTGGCATTATTTTCCTTTAGGTTGGTTCATTTTTTCACGGGAGATAGAGGCTCTGAGCGCTGCGATGTCTTCTTGGCTTCTCATCTTCTCTTCGTCGGTTTCTTCCCGTACTTCCATTTTTTCTCGCTCAAGGGCTAATTTGTCTTCAGCAATACGTTTATCGTCTTCGTTCTCTTGTGATCTTATCATAAGTTCCTGTTGTTTCAATTCCAAAACACCTTCGTTATCTTGAGGAAGGTTCATTACTTCATTGATCCTTGGCATAAGTTCTTCCAATAGATCCGCTTCCACCTGGGACTTCAATTGTTCCCTAAGAGGGTTAGGCGGCATAGGTTGTGGTGGCATGCCGCCTTGTTGAGCCATCATTTGCTGTTGCTGCATCATTTGCTGTTCTTGCATTAGCTGTTGTTGTAATTGCGGGTCCTGCTCTGCTAACTGTTGTACTTGTTGTTCCGCTATCTCCTCTGCTTTAAAAGCAACGTGTTGAAAAATGTCGGTTAGTAAAGAGGTGGCTACAGGAGGGTTCATAGACGCCATTGGATTTTCTAAAAACGTAATGTGCGATTCAATGTGCGCATCGTGATCCTGTTCCGGAAACGCCTGCAAAGGAGAGCCCATCAAAGCCGCCGCATTCTCCAACGCCGGACTTGTCGGTTGTGGGGGCGGTGGATCCGGTAAGAGTAGCGTTTCAATGTTCTGTGAACCAAGGGCCGTGTACATTCGACGATAGGCTTCTTTAATATTGTGTATGTCTGGATTGCTTTGCACCAGTTGCAGTTCTTGTTGCGCGAGCGAAATTCGTTGGGCAAAAGAGAAAAAGTTTGGATCAGAGACCGGAATAACATCAACGCGACCATCAAAGTCTTGTTGCTTGATCATTTGGTCTCCACCAACTACTTGATAAGGATACTCTGGTGGAAGGAACTCCGAGAACACTCTGGCTAATATTCTAAATTCTGTTTTTTGCGCATAGTGCAGTCGTTTGTGGACCGCGGACATGACCTTGGTCCCCTGTTCCATAAGCGCTAAGGTGGTACCGACTGCCGCTTGATCGTTGCCCTCACCCACTTGCATGTCGGTGATAGCAGCGAAGCGTTGTCCGGCTTCAACACAAAAACCCATTAATTGAAATAAAGTGCCGCTTGGTTCTTTATAAGGTAGCGGCATCAAGGAATCTTTCAGGGCGCCTCCTGGTGCGTCTACGTCTCTAAATTCTCCGGGTTCTAAAGGCGTTTCGTCGTCTCTTATTCTTATGCCCCGAGCTT